CGAGCTTGACCGATTGGGTTTTGATCTTGACGTCAGGGAGCTCGACTGGCATCACGCGAGCGGCCCGCCGAAACGAAGGACGGGCAACTGGTTCCGATGAAGACCCGTCAGGAGGGGTCGGGCCGCTTCGTTCGCGCGCGTCCAGACTTCCGGCGCGGCGACAGCGGCGGCGTAAGACTTGAGCGCGAACCAGACGATCAACATGTGGTAGTCGGTCGGCATCTCAGGGATATCAGCGTCGGCCGCGAGCGTCTGCGAGCTCTTCTGATACTCGCCCCGTACGGTGTAGGTCGCGTTCGGCTTCGGCCCGAACTGGATCTCATCTGCTGGGTTGATCGTGAAGTCGACGGGCGGAGCGTTGGTCTGGGTCCCGAACTTGTAGAGCGCACGGAACGACGGCCAATCAAGGTAAGCGAGGTACTGCTCAGCGGACACCCCCGTTGCGGCCAGGTAAGCACTGACGTTGCTGTCCCCATACTCGTCGGACGGGATCCACCGCCGGAAACGAGTGATCGGCGCCCCCGACACCTCGTCCGTCGCGGCGGTGTAGGCGTAATTGTCCGTGCCGGAGGTGACCGAAAGGGTGAACCGCGAGCGCAGCCAGCGCCAGTCAGTAGAGATCCGCTGGATGTCGTTGTATGCCTCCGCGCTCCAGTCGACCAAGCTCTTCAACCTGCCTGTCTGGTTCACCACCGTGGTGGGCGAGGTCGCGGACGCGGCGGTCATGTCCGCCTCTTGCCGGAGTCGTTGCACGATCTGGAGGAAGTTCACCGTCGTTTACCCGTATTGCACGAGCTTCGTTAGCCACTCCGCACCGCGGGGGTTTTTATCCTCGATGACCGAGAAGGGCGCACGCGAGCTGGTGAAACGATCAATGTAGTTGGCCGGCCGCTCGGCTTCCGAGCTGTCGTGGCGGGTCTGAATGCTGTCGATTTTCGACCGGGCGAGAATCTCAACGTACTTGCGTTTCGTGGTCACAACTCGACCGACCGGAAGCGCGCCCGTAGACACCCATTTGCCGTTGATGACGATCTCGGCACCTTTGCCGTTGCACCAACAATCAACGACCTTCGGTGCGAATTTCTCACTGGAGGGCTCAATACGAATCGTGACCGGCTCCTCGTTGAAAGCAAGCTGCGCCGCATAGTCCTTGTCCAACACCTGCGAGGGCGCGACGACAACGTTGTCCAGATCGTCACGATCTTCGATCGGGGGGTGCTGCTCGACCTTGATGTCACCGGTGTGCAGCTCACGAGGTGCGCTGCGGACAGGCATAACGTCAGTCATATAAACTCCGTTCGTTTTGCGTCAGCCAAACGCAGGAAGGAGGTGCCCCCCGGAGGGGGCCCCTCAGCTTAAGCTACTGCTTAGGAGATCTGCGGCCGGTTCGGCAGCGTGCTCACGTTTTTGAACGTGGTGACACTGACGCCAGACGCGGTCCAGTTGCTCGTACCCGGGGTCCAAGCCGATGCGCTGGGTGCGGTGCGCACCAGCGCATACGCGAGCGGCATGAAGTCGTCAGGCAAGGCCGGGAACTGCGGTGCTTCCTTGAAGGCACCCACCGTCGTGGTGACACCCGGGAAGGTATCGATGATCGGACCCTGCGCCAGCTTGATGGCCCCTGCGGCGTTCTGGCCAAAAACCAGTGCGCACGTCTTGTTGGGTGCGAGGGCGTTGAAAGCCGCGCCGGTGGTCGCGTCCGTGGTCGGTGAGGCTGTGTTGGTCTGGGTACCCAGCGAGGTGACGAACTTGCCGTCGATGACGCCGGCGGTTGCCACCGTGGTCGTGTAAGTGCTGGTTGTGCCGGCGACCAACGCGGCAGAGACGTAGTTACGAGTGTCTCTAAAGTGGTTGTTGGATTGGGAGCTCATGGTATTTCCTTTTCTGAAAACCCGTCAGGAGCTAGGGTGACCCGGGATTGGGCTGGTTCCCGCCCTGACGGTTTGCTGCTTTTGCTGCCTTGCTGCTTACAACAGGATGCTCGGGTCGAACGGGCCGACCGGACTGATGTAGATCGCGTTCGGCGTGACGGTCCCGTCGTCGAGGGCTGTGGTGCCCCCAACAAAGTTGCCGGTGCCGGTAGGGTTGATCCCCAGAAGGCCGACGAGCGCTTTCCCTTCCGGGAAGGGCGGGAGGGTAGCCAACGCGTACGTTGTGCCCTCCGTTCCCATCGCGGAGGTGAGCGTCCCCGCAGCGTCGATAAAGAAAGCGTAGAAGTTGAACTTGGCGTTCGTGACGGTTCCCACCAAGGTTGCCATCTCGGTACTGGTCGCCTTCGAAAGGATCTTCCCTTTTACGGAGGCGTAGTAGACGAGCGACGCGCTTGTCCGAGCCGTCAGCTTAGTCGTGCCGCCGATGACCAGACCCGCAGAGGTCAACGACTGCGTTGAAAGCCGATCGGCGATCGGGGCCAGGATCGCTCGCAAATTCAAGCGGTCCTTTACCGAAGCGACGCCAGCCAAGTAGCGATCGAGTGTGTCGTTCATTGTGTTTCTCCTGTGTCGGCGGGGCGGACATTTAGCCCGCCCCTGTCAAGTTACGAAAGCGTCTTGACGCCGACGTTGGCGATCGCCATCCACCCGTTGTTCTCGATCATCACGGCCTTCCACCAGATGGTACCGGCGTAGCCACGCTGACCGTGCGGGTCGGACTTCGACTTCTGACCCGGCGGGAGGTAGGTCGGATCGAGCGCTTCCTTGCCACGCACCGCCACCTGGGACCAGGCATCGGCGGCCGTCACGATGAGCGTGTAGACGTCGACTTTAGTGCCCGAAGTGAAGAGCCCGGTGGCCCCAACCGAGGCGCCGCCATCTTGCACGGCGGGCAGGTCAGGTGAGGTGATGAAGCGGAAACGCTCCACCTTGCCCACCTCGCCCTGCATCGGCGTGCCAGAGGCGTACTTCTCGACCGGGGTAAAACCGGGAAGGTCCCGGATATCCGGCTCGAGATCCGTGTGGCTGTAGACGATGAAGCCAGCCGAGACGGGATCCGTCGCGTAGGCGTTGCTCGCCTTCAGCATCTTCGTGACCGGCTGCGCGTGGTTCGCCTGAAGGTTCTTGGCGATCTTGCGGAGCAGGCCCAGAGTCACGCCCCCGTTTACGGAATCGACCGAGGTGCCTGTGCCGCCGTAGTACTGGTTCGTGCAGGCGCGCAGGGCACCATAGATGATCAGCTCGTTGACGAACGTAACACGCTCACCAACCTGCGCTATCATCGCCTCGGGGATGTCATCCTCGTAGAGGTCGTAGGTTTTGTCGGTGAACCCGTAGAGGCACGAGTACTGCGTCATGACAACGGTCACGTCTTGCGGCGTGATGCTGTCCGGAGAGGCGGTTACGCCCTCTTGGGTTTGATGCGCCTGCACGATCGCCACGTCACGGTTGCCCGTGCCGGCGGAGAAGAACTGATTGATCGTGCTCGAGTTGGTGGACGTCGCGCCGTACGGCAGGAAGCGCCGCGCGACGTACGTGTCGCTGTTGTTCTTCGGGAACGAGACTTGGCGCCCCGTGCGGGCCAAGCATTCCATCGGAACGGCGTGCTTCAGAATCTGGCCCTTGTACTTATTGATGCGCCCGGGCGTGAGGGCAAAGGTGTGAACAGCCATGATGTGTTTCCTTTTAGGCTAAAATCGAAAGAGAGGTTGTTTCGCTGCTTTTTCTCCGGCGGTTTTGAACCCGTGGGAAGAGTAGTGCTTGCTCGTCGTTGAGGCGAGCGGTCGAGTGCTACTTGTTGAAGCCCTCGTTGAACTCATCGTCGTCGGAGTTCGCAGGCACGTGGCCCCCGGCACCCCGTTGCGTTGCTGCTGCTGCCAACCGTTGCTGCCGTGTGGCTGCCGCGCTCGCCGCCAACTTATCGGCGGCCTCCTTCTTCGCTTTCTCGGCTGCTGCCTTCTGCGCGGCGATCGTCGCCGCCTCGGCGTCAGCTTTGAACTTCGCGATGGAACGGCTGATGATCGCTGCGCTGTTCGTGGCGTTCAGTTTCGTCTGATACGCGGCGTCTTGCTTGGCGAGCCACTGCCGATACTCGTTGTCTGATCCAGGCGCCCCGACGACGTCCCGCCAGTCGGGATACTCGTCCGTTAACGCCTCAATCTGCATTTCCTGCAATCGCGTCGCAACAGCAGTTTCCACCGCGCGGTGGTCGATCATCGCCGCTGGGACGGGTGCAGTGCCCTTCACCCCGGCAGCGAACTTCTTGAACGCCTTGAGGGTAAGGTCTCCGAGCTCAGGGAACTCCGCTTTGAGGTCAGCGACAATATCGTCGGTGACGTCCACGGAAAGCCCCGTAGGTGTAGCTGACTGGAGTTCTTTGAGCGTCCGTTCGAGGCCACCCACTTTGCCGAAGGCTTTGTCGAGCTCACCGCGGTGGGCCTTCCGGATCTCGTCGACCTCGGCCGCCTTCGCTTTGAGCTCCTCCCACTCCGTCTCGGTTATCTGCCGAAACTTCGGGGGGTCTTCGACAA